CTAATTTACCGAACAATAAATAGAATATAGTATGACAAGAGAAGAAATGATAGAGTGGTGCCAAGAGCATAGTCTCTTATTCACCGTTAACAAGAAACCGACACCTAAAGAAGCAGCTAAAGTATTTAAAATAGCTAATGAACTCGATACAACTCAAACACATCGTATCTCGTCGTGTGGCAGATGTTACGCTAATGCTAAACGTGTAATTACACACGAATTTGAGTTAGGACCTAAAGGAACGCAATAAGTATATCTTATATTAATAACAACAAAAAAAAACAACAGAATTATGTTTAAACCAGGACAAAGTGGGAACCCAGCGGGTCGACCAAAGGGTTCCAAAAATAAGATTACTCAAGAAATACGTAAAGCATACGCAATGGTACTCGAGAATAAATTACCAGACTTAGAGCGCTGGATAACACAAGTTAGCCACGAGGACCCAGCTAAAGCAGCTGATTTATTAATGAAACTCTCAGAAAGATTCTTACCAATGTTAGCACGTACAGAGATTACAGGAGCTGGCGGAGAAGACTTATTTAAAAATCTAAAATTCGATTTTGGAAACAAAACAGAGGATGAAGATAACGGGCCCGAGTCTACATAGCGGACAACTCAGAGCTGTTGAACTAATTAAAGGTCCTGCTAAGTATGTGACGGTTGTAGCACCAAGACAGACTGGCAAGACCTTTCTCAGTTTGCAAGCACTTCTCTACTGGTCAATCAATGATCCAGGTTGTACTATCTTCTTCTGTAGTCCAACATACAGCCAGGCTAAAAAGCCAATGGAAGAGCTCTATGATGCTATTCAGGCCAGTGGTATTGTCAAGTCATATAACAGATCAGACTTTAAAATAGAGCTTAAGAACAAGTCAACAATCCACTTTAAGTCAACTGAAAGAGCTGACAATCTACGTGGTTACACCGGTGACTATATGGTCGTGGATGAAGCTGCTTATCAAGGAGAAGACGTCTGGAACTCAGTACTTAAACCGATCCTACTTGTCAAAGGCAAAAAAGTACTCTTTATCAGTACACCACGTGGTACAAACTGGTTTAAGACTATGTATGATTTAGGCCAAGACCCTGAACAATCTAATTATTCATCTTGTAGAATGCACTATGTAGAGAACCCATACTTAGATAACTCAGAGTTAGAAGAGGCTAAAAGAACTCTACCAGATCACATATTCCAAGCGGAGTACGAAGGTACCTTTACTGAGAGTGGCAAGACCGTCTTTAAACTCGATACAATTAAAGAGTTTGGAACATGGCCTAAACCTATTGGTAAAGTCTATTGTGGTATCGATTGGGGGCGCGCAAACGACTGGACGGTAGCTACATTCATAGATTCAACAGGCCAAGTAGTAGAAGTTTACAGAGCCAACAAACAAGATTGGACTCTGATGATCGGTGAGATCTTAAAGATTGTCAAGAAATGGAATGCCACAGTACTTGCAGAACAGAACTCAATTGGAGATGTTACAGTAGAATTGCTGAAGAAGCAATGGCAAGACACAACCCCATTTGTGACTACAAATAAATCAAAGAATGAGATTATCGAAGCTTTACAAGTTGATCTTACTAACAACGATATTATATTACCAACCAAGTCTTTATTCGAACCGCTCTGGTTTGAGCTTTCGGTCTTTGAGTATGATTACTCACCTAAGACAAGAACGATACGCTACAGCGCGCGTGAGCCGTTTCACGATGATACAATCATGTCACTCGCAATTGCCAATTACTGCCGAAAGACCAAACAATCAGTTGGTACGTACAACTACATGACTAGTCGTCGCTAATATTGCAATACATATAACAAGAATATCTATAGAGTAATGGAAGTCAAGTTTACAGTTAACTCACAAGAGTATACGATGCCAGAAAAGATTTCGTTAGAGCTTTTCGAAAGAGCAACTATATGGGACTTAAAGGATGAAAAGAACGTTAAGCCTTTTGTAGCTACCATATTTAATTGTCCTTTAGCAGACGTTAATCTTTTAGAAGAAGAAGTCTTTGGCTTTATTGCTGGCATCTCAATTGAAAAAATGACATTAGAAGGTAAAGCAGTACAAGAAGAGATTGGAGGCCATAAGATAGTTAACTTTCAAAACTTAACATTTGGCCAATGGGTTGACATCGATACTCTAATGGCAACAGGTATTGCACAGAATGTAGTTCAGCTTGCAAGTATTGTCTATAATGTTGAGCCAGAAGAGTGTGCTAGTTGGGATGTTAAACTTGCAGGACCTGCTATAGTTGAATTAAGTCGTTGGAGAGCTCTAGTCTATAAAGACCACGATGAGTTCTTTGAATTAGAAGGTCGCAAAGTCGAAAACTCTGAAGTAGACAATAATCAGACTAACATAGCTTATATGTGGTATGAAGCAATAATGGTACTTGCAGATAATGACTTCTTAAAAATACATCAAGTAGTCGAAAGACCATACAAAGAAGCACTTAACTACTTAACATGGAAAAAGGGTAAAGTTGCGAAAGAGAAACTAGAAATATTAAAAAGAAAAAATGACATACGAAGAAGTTCTAAGTGATCTAATAGATTTGCTTAATAGACATCACATGATACAGACAGTTGGTTACGGTAACTTAAGTGACTTAGTTGAACCTCTTAAAAGAGAACCAGCAGTTAACCAGGAAGGTTCTGACAGACTACCAAACAAAATATATGGTATTGATTATCCATATGCTTTTATTAATCCTACGAATCATACTTTAGCTAAGAATGCATCGACTTATAGGTTTAATCTTATTATGATGGAACAATGCACTGATGAAACAATGGAAGTTATTCAAGCACAATCAGAATGCCATCAATATATTAAAGACGTTTTAGGCCATCTTTATTACAACTATGATAATAAGTATGACTTCAATCTTAATAGTTCAATTACACCTTTTAAAGAAAAATATAACGATACAGTAAGCGGCATGACAGCAGCAATCGAAGTTATCATTAGAGATCCTTTAGATGACTGTATATCACCATTTGAAGCAAAATGAGCGATCCAACACCAGAACAAATAGAAAGAGAGATTACAGACCTAGGTGTGGACTTACCACAAGACTTGGGAGCTGCTATTAACTCTGCTGCTAATGAAGTAGTTGAAAGATTAAAAGCTTCAGCTCCATTAGACACTGGCAGTCTAAAAGAGAGTATTAGAGCCGAGTTTAATACTCAAGACTTTACACTTGGTATTTCAATGCTCGATTATGGCTACTTTCAAAACTTTGGTGTAGTTGGTACTGAAAATCAAACAACACAATTTGGAGTACCAGACAATGTATCAAAAGTATTACCACCAAGAAGCGGCGCCACTTACTCATATGATTCAAGTAATAAAACGATTGGTGGCGACTTACCATTTGGTGTAAAAGTCTCAATTCATCAACGAGGCCTTAACGCCAAACAATTCTTAGACTTAGAATCTTTTGTAGATAGAGTCGCAAACATAGTAAATGAAAATTTAAACTTATAACATGGCAATTACAGTAACACAAGAACCAAATGATTACAACTTAGCTTATCAGTCAAATGTATTTACGCTTAGTGGTTTAACAACTGAAGACGAATATGTAATTAATATACTAGATGAAGATCTAATTCAGATTGCGTCAATAAGACAACCAGCTAATCCAGCAGGAGTAGCACACTTTGATATTCAGAGAATACTACAAGCACAATTAGGCACATACCCATTTATCGAAGAGACTAGCCAAGTTTCACCTTATGCTGGTCAAGCCTTTGATTATTTTATAGAATATGGTACTGTAACAGGTAATGCAGTTACAATTGAAAACACTACTGATAAAAAGAACATCATAAATGGCTACGATAACTGGAGAAACATCAACTGGAATAGTACTTCTTATATTTATGATGCTGACCTTTTTTCATGTGCACCGCCACAGAGCCCAACGTTAGAGGCTCAAATAACTGATCAAAGTCAATTTACAGTAGATACTGCTAGTTTTACAATTGATTTTACGAATACTAGTGTAGGCAATCTAGACCTTGATATTTCAGTTAATGATACAATACAAGTTACTCTACAACCATGTGGTGGCCAAGGACCTATTACAGAATTATGTACAGTTACTGCAATCGATTCGACTGGCTATATAGTTACTTTTAATTATCCATCACAGGCTTTCGAAGATCTTATAACTTGTCTTAGTACTACAACAGTTGGCTATGTAAATGGTTATATTCAAGTTGAGGTACCAATTAACTATCCAAATTATGTAAATACTTCAGCTACACGCGAGTATGAGTTCTTAACTAACTTTCCAAAGGAAACATTTACGCTCAGAGAATCAAGCTACCATACGCTCTCGTTCTTTAATAGAATCAAAGACTATCAAACAATTGGCTTAACGTCAGACAATAATAATGTTATACAGCCTGCTTTTGTAAAGATAGATCTTTATGATGCAGCAGATAATGTAATTCAAAATATTTTATATTCTATAGATGATACAACTGGCTTAGGACCAAGAGCAAACTTTGACTCAACAGTAATTCCATTAAATGAATTAGATGAAATAATTGGCAATGTAGGAGTTGGTCCACAAAACTTAATCGATGCAGGTTATTGGGTAGCTTCAACTGCAGGTATTTGGAATTTAATTACACAAACTTGGGGTAATGTAGCAGTTAATTGGGAAGCAGCTACAACACAAGCCATTGTAAAAAGATATGAAGTCCAAATCTGGTCAATCGATATGTGTTATGCTCAAGATAATGGCATGCCAGTCTCAAATGCTTATGGAGACTTATTACCTTACCTTAATGCGCCAATCTATACTGCAGAATTTAATATCGATGCTAGTTGTAGAAAGTTTGACCCAATTACATTAAGTTTTGTTAATCAATATGGAGTTAAAGATTACTTTACATTTGAAGCACGTAATACATGGAGACAAAACATCAGTCGAGATGAATACTACAAAGACAATAAATCTTGGAGCTCTGCAACATTTGAAGTAGACCAATATAGTGGTGGTAGTACTGTCTTCTCGACAGAGATTGAAACTAGTATGACTCTTGCAAGTTATTGGTTAGATGATGATGTATCTAAATGGCTTGAAGAATTGTATAGTTCTCCTAGTGTTATGGTTTACTATGAAGGAGTTTGGGAGCCTGCAACTATTACAAGTAGAAGATATGACCAAAAAACATATCGTCGTGATAAATTATTCCAACATGAAATACAAATTAAATTCGCTAATAACAAGCGTGTACAAAGAGGATAAATTATGAATGTTACATTATTTGCTTACGAAGACTCTGTTAGGTATCAATTAGACCTTTTCGAGACTGAACCAATAAAGATTACATTAAGTGCAGAAGAGATAACTGACCCGACTCAGATTAATTCTGCATTTACTCGTCAGTTTAGAATACCTGCAACTAGTAGTAACAGTAGATTCTTTAAATACTGGTATACAAGCGGTGTAGTTGACTTTGATATTACACAAAAGGTATTAGCAGAAATTCATGTTAATGGCGTACTTTACAAAACAGGTCAACTAAGACTGCAAGCTGCTTATATTAATAATGCAGATGATAGCATTGAATTCGAAGTAGTATTCTTAGGAGAAACTAAAGACTTTTCAACACAAGTCGGTGAAATCTTTATGAATGAGCTTGATGTTATTGATACTGCTCATGTTTTAGATCTAACATTATTAGAAAATAGTTGGTTAGATTACGGTGACCCTAATTTATTGCTTGATGGTAAAATCCGATACATCTTAGCTACTCGAGGCCACGAATATGATGACGCAGGTGAGATATTACCAGTGCCTGGCCAACTTAATGGTGTTAATGATGATAAAGGTTCTGAGATAACTGCACAAACAAGTGGTAGTACTCCAACAAGACCATCATTTGCATTATCGTTATATCCACTCTTTGTATCACAGTTTACACCTATTATTAGCGTTAAGTATTTAATAGATAAAATCTTTGAACGTACTAACTATACTTATTCAGCAGATTCAATTATTAATGACCCACTGTTTGCTGAAAAGCTTTATGTTGATGGTATTGGTGAAGGTATTCCTTATACGCCAACAAGTAATGCATTAGTTAACGTTGAAATTGGTGATACTATTCAACCAGTACCTGAACTTCAACCAATTGGATTCCAGATTGTAAATCAAAATAACTCAGGTGCTTGGAACAACAGCACTAAGGTTTATGTTGCGCCAGCTGATGGCTCTTATAGTTTTACTACAAGTTTGGCTGGTAGAGTTGAAAAAGACCCTAATGTAAATCAATTAGATGCGCAAATTACTATTAGAAGAAATGGCGTTACAGTTGCTAGCGCTACTCAAAGTACTCAATTTTCTTTTTTAAATTTTAACTTTAGTAATATTACAGCTTCTTTAGTAGGAGCTAATGGTTTAAATGCTGGTGATCAAGTTTATGCAACTATAGAATTTACTGGTGAAACAGGAGCTCCTTTTATTACAACTGGTTCTTTTGCATGTACTGCTTCGCCTTTACAAATAGCAACAGTCGACTTACTAAAATCTGATTTAAGAGCCATTGATTGGTTTAAGTCTATATTAACTAAGTTTAGACTAATTATGGTGCCTTCATTAGATGACCCAAATGAGTTTATCATTAAAACATGGTCAGACTATATTGGTACTGGTGATCAATTTGATTGGACTAAAAAGATAGACTATTCTAAAGATGCTAAGATAGAACCATTATTCTTTAACCAAGCTTCTGCAATTGTTTTTAAAGATCAAGAAGATGATGACCCAACAAATAAGTTTACTCTTGATACTTTTGGTAAAGTATATGGCCGTAGAGACTTTAATAGTAATAATGAGCTCTTAAGTGAAGTTAAAGAAATAACTACTGAGTTTGCGCCAACACCAGTTAATCAAGTACCAGAAGCACCAGGTAATAGTAACTTTATTATTCCAAATCTTGCAGAAAGATCAGAAGAACAATCAGCTTATACTACTCCAGCAGGTGGAATCGCGCCACAAAAAATACCATTAGATGTTAAACAAAGACTACTCTATTGGAATGGCCTCAGACCTACTTCAGACATCACTGGAGCTAACCCAATTATTTGGTATTATAGTGATGCTAATACTACTAAAAACAGTAGTCAGAGTCCCTTATTTGACTCGACTGTAGGTTCTCGATATCCATGTGCAAGTTATCTAAGTGAGATTCCTAGTACAGCAACTAGTTTAAATCTTAATTGGAGAAGAAGCTTTGCTTTCTTTGAAGACAGTGGAGGTCCTATAGGTGGTACTGGCGAAGATATCTTTGAAAGATACTGGAAAACATATAATGAAAACATCTATTCACCAGAAGCACGTAAGCTAACTGCATACTTTAATCTTGATAGCGAAGACTTACGTAACTTAACATTTGATGATAGTATTTTTATCAAAGATAGTTACTGGAGAATACAAAAAGTATACGATGCTCCATTAGGTGAAATCGCAACTGTAAAAGTAGAATTAATCAAGCTTTTAAATTACGTAGCACCATTAAACATATAAGTTATTAAACTTATCATAATTTCATAATTTAGAATAAGTATATCTTAAAACATAAAAAGAGATTATATCCATGAGCGAAATCGGAATTAAAGTAACTATAAATGGCGTTGAGTATTCTCAAGAGCAATTAAAAGATTTAGCTAAGAACGGAAAGAAGGCAGCAAAAGGCTTAGATGATACAAAAGATGCTGTTGAAGACCTAGGTAAAGAGACTAAAAAGACTGAAAAAGAAACTGGCTTTTTAAAAGAGCAATTTGATGGCTTTAAAGAAACCTTTGGTAAACTTAAAGCAGATGCTAAAGGTGTTTCAACAAGTTTTATTAAATTTTCTAAAGGTCTTGGTCTTTCTGCTAAAGCATCTAGAGGTTTAGCAGTTGGCCTGGCTGCATTGGGTATACCTCTGTTACTCGCAGGTATTGCAGCCCTTATAGATTACTTTAAAAACTTCGAAAGCGCAGCCAAGTTAGTAGAAACAGCTATCAATGTAGTTGGTGCAGTAGTACGTCAGTTAACTGAAGCTTTTATTGCCTTAGTTAATTTTGATTTTAGTGGAGTTGCTGATGCAATGGGTGGTATAGCTGATGCTGCTAAAGATGCGGCTGCTGGTACTAATGAACTATTCGAAGCACAAAGAGCTTTAGAACAATTAACAAAAAGTAGTGTTATTGAGAATGCTAAACTACGCCAATCAATAGAAGCACAAAAGAAAGTACTTGAAGATACTACACTTTCATTTGACGAAAGAATGAAAGCTCTTAAAGAGGTTAACGATGACACTGAAAAACTTGCTAAGAATGAGATTGCCTTAACTGAAGCTACATTACGTTCTTTACAAGCACAACTTGAACTTGAGACTAACTACGAAGAACGTATTAAACTTGAGCAACAAATTGCAGAAACTCAAGCTGATCTAATTAACAGTCAAACAGAGTTACAAAATATTCAGTATGATGCCGCTAAAGTAGAACGTGAACTTCTAACACAAAGAGAAGAAGAACAAGAAGCTGCAGCTGAAAAGGCTTTAGAACAACGTAGGAACTACTATGAGCAGCTAAATAGTATCAATCAAAAGAATGAATTAGCTGCAATTGAAGATACAGATGAGAGAGCTCAAAGAGCTTTAGAGATACAACGTGAGAACGCACTTGCAGAAATAGAAGCTTCTGAATTTAGCGCTAAACAAAAACGAGAACTAGTAAAAGCAGTTAACGAGTCTTTCGATCTACAAGAAGAGGCTAGAGTTGAAAAGCAAAACGACAAGATAGCTGAAAAAGAACGTCAAGCTGGCGAAAAGTTACTTCAAATTCAAAACGAACTAGCATTACTACAAGAGACTAATGACAGAATTCGTCAAGAAAAACAATTAGAACAACAAGAAGAAGCTGCGTTAAAATCTATAGAAGGCCTTGAGAATGAAGAGGCACTTAAAGAAGCTATTCGTGAGAAGTTTAGACTACTTAGAGCAGAGAACGAAAGAACTACACAAGAGAAGATTAGAGATATACTATCTGGTGAAGAAGAAGGTGAAGCCTTAGACCCTTTTGAAGAAGCAGCTCAAGAGTTAGATTTACAACAACAAACTTTAATGACAGAGCTTGAACAGCTTGGTGCATCTGAAGAACAGAAGCAAAAGTTACTTGATAGCTTTAAGAAGAAACGTGAAAACTTAGCTAAAGAAGAAGCTGATTATAAAATGGCTTTAGAAAAAGAAGTAAATGAAGCTAATTTACAAGTAGCTAGTCAAGCATTAAGTACTATAACAAGTCTAGTAGGTGAAAACACAGCAGCAGGAAAAGCTGCAGCAATTGCCTCAACAACAATTGATACATATTTAGGTGCTCAAAAAGCTTATACATCACAGCTTATTCCTGGTGATCCTACATCGCCAGTTAGAGCAGCAATTGCAGCAGGTGTGGCTGTCGCTGCAGGTATTGCAAATGTACAGAAGATTATTAGTACTCCTACTCCTACTGGAGACGGTGGAGGTGGAGCTGGAGGCGGTGGCGGTGCACCAACTGCACCAAATATTCCTTCATTTGCTGGTAATACAGGTAGTTTAGATTTAGGTTTTAATGAAACTGGAGGTATTAGTGAATCTGATGCTATTCAAGGTGTAACTAGTACTCCAGAACAAGGCCTAAATGCTCAACCAGTAGTTAAAACTTATGTTGTTGCAACTGAAATGACTGATATGCAAGAATCAAATAAAATGGTAGAAAAAGCCGCAAAATTATAATATAACTAATATGAACGAAGATATTGACAGAATAGTCGAACTTGAAATAGACCTTGATGATGTACAACTCGAAGAAATGGGAGTTGATGTTGTCTCTTTTGTGCATGAGCCTGCAATTGAAGTAGACTTTCTTGCATTTAACAAAGAGGAGTTTGTCTATCCACGTCCTGGTGAAAACAAATCAGAATTTATTAGCCGTTGCATTCCAGTAGTAATAGATGAAGGTTACGAAGAAGATCAAGCAGCTGCAATCTGCTACTCATACTACGAAGGCCAAGAGTTTAACGAAGACTTAAGCATCTTTGGTTACGTACCGAATCATTTCGATATTTGCCCTGCAGCTACAAATCTATTCGAACACCTTGTAACGATGCAGCCAGATGAAGAGACTATTGGTATGATTCGTAGCGCTGCCCTACAAGCTGACAAGATCTTTGAGATAGAGAAGAAGGTATTGCAACTACAGGAAGCCACTGAGCGCGACGTAAGACAAGCAAACTTATTAGCTAATGATTTTATTGATTTGATGAGAGAGATCGATGAGGAGCTTGAGATGAGCCATGACATAGCATGGATTGCAGGTCATATAGAAACTATAGCATCTTATTATAATGGTACTGAAGAGTTTTTGCCAGAAAATCCATGTCAAGATGGTTGGATTGCTTACGGCATGAAAACTAAAAACGGTAGACAAGTACCTAACTGTATTCCTATTGAGAACGAGAAGTTCCAAAGTTATAATGACTATCCAGAATCTGCAAAGAATGCAGCTAAAAGAGCTTTAGAATGGAGAGATAGTCACCCAGAAAATACATGTGGTACAAGAGTTGGTTGGGCAAGAGCAAATCAATTAGCTAAAGGTGAGAATATCTCAGAAGAGACTATAGCTAGAATGGCGTCATTTGCTAGACATTTACAATATAAAGATGTACCTTACTCAGAAGGTTGTGGAGGTCTTATGGTAGATGCTTGGGGTGGTCAAGCTGGTATTGAATGGGCACAAAGTAAATTAGCTAGTATCAGAGAAGAGAGTTCTTATAATCCATCTAACTTAAGTCCTTATATTGACTATGGTGATGACTTAAAACGTAAAGAGTTTGCAGATGAGTGTCACGTAATGACTACTGAAGAAGAAGAGATTTTCTTAAAATGGGCAGAAGAGCACGGTGAACAAATCACAGAAGACTACACATTTATTAGTCCTAAAGAAGAATTCAATACAGTTACTGATGTAGCTAAAGCAATTCAAGGTTTAGATATTCTTGGTAAACTAGGAGTAAGCCAAGATGAACCTGCTGAGACTAAATACAGATATGAAGGACCTGCAGCCGAAAGAAACTTCTGTAAAGCTATATTGAGACTTAATAAGCTTTATAGTGATAGCGATATGACAGAACTAAGAAGTCGATTATCTTCAATTAATCCTGGTATGGGTCCAAATGGTCGTAATAGTTATGATGTCTTTAAATATAAAGGAGGCGTAAATTGTAAACATTATTGGTCTAAAAACGCTATATTTAAACCTCAAGGAAGTCGTGAAGTTCTTGTAATTAATCAAGGTCCTACAGAAGGTGACGCTGGCCGTTCAAACAACAGTAACAGACCAAGTCAAGCTGGAAGTGTAAGAAATAATGCAAGACTTAACTTCTCAATTGAAGATAATGAAAAACGTATTGTTGCAGGACCTTTAATGGTGCCAAATCAATTTATAATGCGTCGTGATGAAAACGGAGAACCTTACTATGTGTTCTTTAGCAGAGATACTATCAAAAGAATTCAAGAACGTTTCAATGCACAATCAAAACAAAATATAACAGACTTAGACCATAATGGTAAAATTATTAAAGACAACATCTTACTAGAACAATGGATTGTCGAATCACGTCAATATGACAAGAGTCGTTATTATGGATTTGACAATATGTCTTTAGGTTCATGGTTTGGCGTTTACAAAGTAAATAATGATAAAACTTGGGAACGCATAAAGAAAGGTGAACTCAAAGGCTTTAGTATTGCTGGTGACTTTATTAATAAAGCAAAACCTGTAAAAAACTCAGATGACGAACTAATGGATAAAATCATAAATATACTTGGACAAGTAAAATGAGTGACTTAAATCAAATTTTAGAAGAATTAGAGTATATCAAAAAGCATATGCCTAATGGTGAGCTTAAACGTATTGAGCAATCTGTAAACCAC